GTGCCCGTAAATATCCTTCCATTGTCGGTATAATTTCTTCTCGATCAGCAATACGGTATTTTATCTCAATAGGCTTCTTAACAGCTTTCCCTGTAATCATAATTTATCTCTTAATATTTCCGTCTTTATTACGCTGTGGTATCTGCTGCTGATTCGATATGCCAAAATCCGGCAAAGCTTTTCTTTCCAATTCAGCAACACGTTTCATTAAATCGAAAACAATTTTATCTAATTTTGCTAAACGCATTAATACTACATCTTCGTTATTCTCAATTGTTTTCATTGACATTATTTATCTCCTTTTCTTTCCCATCGTACAATCTTGAATGGGAAAAACTTACAAAATAACCAGTATTTTAAACGATTGATTAAATTATATTTGACAGTAAAACTAAAAATTAAACTTTGTTCTTCTTCACCCATGCTCATTTCAAAGTTTGGCTCTATTTGGTTAATAAATTTTGATTCGTTCATACTCAACTCATCGGACTACGACGTGGTGGTTGTATATTCGCATATTCAAGTGATCTTTCTCTCTGTTTCTTGCGAGGATCAGGTGTTCTTAACTCTTCTAAGCTAGCACACAAATACCTCAAACCATCTAAAAAATGGTTATCTTTATCGACAGGAGTTTCAGAATGATTTTTATCTTGTCCTATTCTCAAGCGTTGCCATTTATAATTATTCATTTCATTGATAAGATTAACACAGTTCTTGGTGATAAGTAACCGTTTACTCTTTAATAAACTGTTAATTAATACTATACCCTCAAGCTCTTGTTTATTGCTTGGCTCAAGACTCAATCCAGACGCTGATAAATCATCCCAGAGCGAGCGTCCATCCCTGTCTGGTCGTTTTATGCTATAGTCAGCAATAATTGGCATCTTGCCATATCGCCGAGCCTGTAAGGCGATTTCACTTGCAAGCTGTTGAGTTCCACCCCATTCATCGAAAATTATTATTTCACCATCGTAGTTTACACATCCCCATACAAGAGCTGTAGGATTAATCCAGCCATAGTCTAAACCTATACGTTGCTTATAAGCTTTAATATATTTATACGCTATTGGATCAATAACGTTTTCTTTTTCACGGAATTCGCTAAAAACCATCTCATCAAAACTTGACCACTCACCGTCAAGATACCGGGCTATCCAGAAATCAGGTATAATTTTCTCTCATTCGTTTTTCGTATCCTTCTGGTAGATACGGATTATCGGCGGTACGTGATTCAATCAAAAATACATCATCAATCTTTTTATCTTTAATGCGTTGTTTCAACCAGCCAGATGACGGATTACCCTCAGCTAAAATAATATTTTTTGGCAATCCGCCTGTTGTTCGCCGGTTACGACCAAGAGCCTGATAAAATAAATCTTCATTTAATTCTTCAATCTGACTGAACGCCATAAAATCATATTCATTTGAAAGTATTTTAGTATCTTTGTCAAACGCTCTGAAATCTAAACGTGTGCCGTTCTGATACTCGCAGATACGATCAGCTTTGTTGTATTTGTATTTGTATACATCTTTAGGCTCATATTGCATAAATTGTGGTATTACAGAATCCTTTAATTCCTGATAAGTATTTCGTATGTAAACGCCGTGAGAATGAGGATACTTAGTGCAGATAATATTAACAGCCATATTAATAATACGAGATTTGCCGGAGCCGAATCCTCCGATTGAATAATATTCTTTATACTGGTTATTAATGATTTCACATTTATCATCGAATAACGCATCCCAGAAGTCAGTCTGTTTTGCTGTCAGAGTTATTTCCATCCGGCTCAATTATCCCAAGCTTTTTAATCTCATTCTTATACGTCTTATTAATCGTTATATCAATACTCTTTACGTCAGGATTATCTGTCAGGAAAGATATATCTTTAGGTTGTATTGGCTGAATAAACTTTAAATAATACGCTACTGGATTACGTTNAACGAAATCTTTTAACTGTCGAGTAAATCCTTTCTTCCCGTATTTATTGAAGATCGAATAGATCAGATTTATCGCAGTCATTCTTGCACCCTTAGGACGACCACGAGGATTAAGAACTTGACCTTTTTGAATAACCATTTTATTGCATTACCTTTTCATTATCAATATTTTAAATATACAAGTAAATGTAAACTTTAATTTATGGACAAGACATTCATGTTAATTTCCCATTAACCCTCTGTGCTTTCTTGCCCGTAAAACTTCTCCCCATCGGTCAACGATTACTTGGCAGTATATGGGGTCAAGCTCCATCATGTAACATTTACGGTTTAACTGCTCACAGGCTATTAATGTGCTACCTGAACCGCCGAATAGATCAAAGACATTATCATTCTTTTTACAATATTTGTTAATAAAATAAGAAGATAACGCTATTGGTTTTTGCGTAGGGTGATGCCTCTTATGGTCAAACTCTTTTTCTGTACCAAATATCCATGCCCATTTTATCCGCACAATCTTTTTCTTGTGTTTATTTTTTGACCAACACAATTCAAAACATGAACCATACATCTTATCAGCAGATTCTTCTAATCGTTTATCCCAAACAAATAACGACCCATCACTTGGCAAATATTTAGCGTAATAATCAAATCCCCATAAAAACACTTCTTTACAATAATCAAACATATTTAGGATAATTTCTGGATTAAATTCTTTATCATCACCAATTATTCTCTCATATTTTTTCCCACCGAGTGCTTTCTTTTCTTGTGCAAACTGCAAAGATGATTTTGCATCTGACCAATCCGTATCAAGATTCATACCATATGGCGGATCAGTAAACACCATGTCAGCATCATTACCATTCGCCAGATGCTCGACATCCACCTGCCTCGTTGCATCCCCACACAATAAACGATGCTCACCCAACACAAACAGATTCCTTTGTGCAATATCGGTTTCTTTGCGTTTCTCTGGTGCTTCATCTTCTTCCGTTTCCGTTAATCCAAACATCTTATTGAGCCGATTTTCATCAAAACCGAGGGATCTTAACCAGTCTTTATCCTGACTTGCAAGTATATCCTCATCCCATTGTCCGGTGTTAAGGTTGCTTCTGTAATTATATTCTTTCGCCTCATCATGTGTAAGTAATCGATCGGGTATCCGTACATCAATCTCCTCATCCTGACGACCCAACATGCCTAAGATATTAAGACGTTGATGCCCGGCAAGGATGGTATTGTCTGTATTTATTGCAGGTATCTCGACAAGATCATACTTGTTTAACGATGCCTCTAAATCCTTGACCTGTTTCTTTGTCATCTCACGAGGATTTTGCTCGTATGGGATAAGATCAGATATCTTACGCTTTACTGTTGACCATTTCATAATCAGTTACACAACCTTTTTGTCATACCGCATTTTTTACATATCTCGTATGTATGCGGCAGAAGCGTAAGCAATCGTGGTGTATTTCTTTTAGCTTCAACAACTATCGGCATCGTTATCGTTTCCATTTTGTGTTTACAGTTACGATGTTTACAATATTCTATCAACATTTTTTTCAGTTGATGTAACATTCGTTTTTTTCAATACGATTAATTACGTCCTGCACGTCATATGCCAAAATATAATCGATACCAGCTATTTTACAATGTGTCTGGAAAACTATTTGCATTTCTGTTTGTTTATTTGGCTTTTTCTTCACCTCACAAAAATACAATCGTTTTTTGTGAAAGAAACAAAGATCAGGAAATCCTCTAAACGTATACGGATCTAAGCAATACGATTTACCTCGACGGACACCCATCACCCTAACCTTGCCAGCGTATGCACCGATAGATTTTAAGTAATGCAGTATAGCAAGCTGTACTTGTGATTCGGATGGATAAATCTTTTTCATGAGAATTTATTCCTCTCATTTGCATCCTCACGGTCTTTGATACGTTTAATAAGATTCTTAGCAAACTCAGTCGGATATTGTGGTAATATGGCTTTGATGGGATCAGTCTTTGATACGAAAAGATAGTAACAGGCTCGCAAGATTAAAACGATGAAGATAAGCGTTATTGTCAGGAACGTAGCGTAATACTTTAAATCAAGTTCCATGATATTCATTTTACTTTATTTCAGTATGTTGTGTCAAATTTGCAATCGGTATTATACGCAATCGAACATTCTTTACAATCTGTACAGGACACCGCATTGCTTGGTTTCTAAGAACAGTAAACGTACCGGGATACAATCGCTGACCTGATTGATCTTTGTATAATATTTCCACTTCGTTTTCACCTTCATGCAATTTGTGTTCAGCAATACCAATACTTCGTGTTGCCCAGATAGGTGTTTTTATTGAGATCATTTATCCTCTTGAAAATATTTTATTTATCTTTATAATTCCGAAGCCAGATCATCAATTAATTTATTTATATCATAACAACCATCAGAAACTTTTTTGTATAATGAATTATATTTATCTTTAAGATAATTCAAATCTTCTTGTAGTTTTTTGCAATTTTCACATTCTTCAATATACTCACTCATACATCCTCCTTAAAATTTTATCGAATAATCTGATTGTTATATATTATAAACTCTTCAACAAATCACTTACTTGCATAATATTATCTGGCGTTATAACCATAGAATTCGTGATAATAAAATCCCCGGCTAATCTTTCACTATGTTCATAATTTGTGGTCAATACGTTTTATAT